ATTTCTGAAATCAAAGATGCAGAAGCGGAAGAAGAAGCCGAAGAGGTTGAAGAAGTTGAAGCTGCAGAAGAAGAAGAAAAAGAATCTTTAGGTTATGCCACTAAAGAAGAACTAGCAGAAGTTAAATCTATGATTGAAGAAATCAAAGCAATGCTAGAGCCAAAAGAAGATTTGAGCGAAGATTTAAGCGAGGACTTAGGAAACCTTTTAACAGAAGAACTAGCTAAACACGAAAAAGTAGAGCTAAACGAAGTACCAGTTGAAGTACAAGCCGAACTAAACGAGCCAAGCGCTGAACCTATCGTATCAAACCCAGAGGGTAACAAAGCTATATCAAAATTTAGTGTTTCTAAAAACAGAAAAAGCACTACTATTGATAGAGTAATGGCAAGGCTAAATAATTAATAACAACTAAAAACTAAATAAAATGAGTGTATCATTAACAACTACTTACGCAGGTGAATTTAGTGGCAAATATATCGCTGCTGCTTTACTTTCTGCTGACACTTTGGATAAAGGGTTAATTACCGTAATGCCAAATGTAAAATTCAAATCTGTAATTCAAAAGGCAGCTACTGATGACATCGTAAAAGATGCTTCTTGTGACTTCCAAACTGGACAAGGAACGCTAACTTTAACAGAAGCTATCCTACAACCAGAGGAATTTCAAGTAAACCTTGACATTTGTAAAAAAGACCTACACGATTCTTGGGAAGCTGAACAAATGGGATATAGTGCTTTTGATAGCCTAGCCCCAAACTTTGCTGATTTTGTAATTGGACACGTTGCTTCTAAAGTAGCTGATAGAACAGAAAAAAATATCTGGTCTGGTTCAACTGCAACAAGCGGACAGTTTGATGGATTCGCTACTAAATTAGATGCTGACGGAGATTTACCTGCAGGACAAGATTTAACTGGTGCTGCTATTACTTCTGCAAATGTAGTAGATGAACTAGGCGCTGTAGTAGATGCAATTCCTACGGCTGTATATGGTTCAGAAGATTTGATTATATACGCTGCATCTGATGTAATTAGAGCTTATACTCGTTCTTTAGGTGGCTTCCAATCAGGTGGGCAAGGTGCTAACGGATACGAAAACAAAGGTAATAACCAGTCTTTAGGTTCTTTATTCTTTGATGGTATTCCTGTAGTAGCTATTAGAGGTGCTGCTGCTGGAACTATTATCGCTGCTGAAAAATCAAACTTATTCTTTGGAACAGGTCTTTTAAATGACTTGAATGAAGTAAGAGTAATTGATATGGCAGAGAATGATGGTTCTCAAAATGTACGTGTTGTAATGAGATTTACAGCAGGGGTTCAGTATGCACAGGTATCTGACATCGTTTACAGAAAAACTGTATAATAATTAACTAATCAAATTTAAAGGGGTGGGTTCTGCCTACCCTTTTTTATTTTAAAAAACTTTAAAAATATGGGATGCTCATTAACAAGCGGACGTAAAGTGCCTTGCAAATCGGCAGTAGGTGGTATCAAAACTATTTACTTTGCAGATTACGGAACTTTAGGGGATGCAACAATCGTGGCAGGAGAAATTACAGGTGTATCAGGAACGCCAGACTGGTTTCAATTTGATGTAAAAGGTAACAGTTCAATGGAAACTGCTATTACTTCAAGTAGAGAAAACGGAACTACTTTCTACGATACTACATTAAATATGACTTTGACCTTTCAAGACAAAGCTACACAAGAAGAACTTAAATTAATCGCACACGCTCGTCCACACGTAGCTGTTGAAGATTATAACGGAAATTTCTTTTTAGTAGGTCTTGAAAATGGTGGTGATGTGAACGGTGGTACAATCGTTACAGGTGCTGCAATGGGAGATTTAACAGGTTACACTTTAACGGTAAATGCACAAGAAACTGCACCGCCTTACTTTGTAACACCAAGCGTTATAACTGCTGATGCTTCTGCGGTTCAAATTGACCCAACGGCTTAATTAGTAATTTTACTTATAAATTAGGGTTATCTTAACGGATAGCCCTTTTTTTATGCCTACACAATACAAAATATTTGTTTTTTATTTATATATTAATATGAAGTTGATAACCACAAGCGGTAATAAAACCTTTAAGATAATTCCAAGAGAATTTACAGTAGGTACATTGAACCTAAAATTAACTAGCGAAAGTACAAATAAAACTATTACAGTTGATGCTACTTCTGTTATTGATGGTAATTACATTTCTTTTGATGCTGTTTTCGGTACTTTAACTGAAAGCGACTTTTATATATTAGACGTTATTTATTCAAATAACATAATTTATAAAGATAAGATTTTTTGCACAGACCAAGCAATTAATCAAAGTAATGATGAATATTACAGCGTAAATAAAGACCAGTATATAAGTGAAGAAAGTTCGGACAACGAATTTATAATAATATAAATATGAACGATTTAAGGATAGTAAATTTAAGTACCTACACAACACCAGATATTGTGGAGAAATCAAATAAAGAATGGGTTTCTTATGGTTCTGATAACAATTATTTCAAGTACTTAATTGACCGTTATAATGGTAGCCCAACAAATAACGCTATTATAAACGGTATTAGCGAGATGATTTACGGACGTGGATTAGATGCTTTAAATTCAAATAAAAAGCCAGAACAGTACGCTAAAATGATTTCTTTGTTTCATAAAGATATGGTTCGTAAATTATGCTATGACCTTAAATTAATGGGTCAATGTGCTATGCAGGTAATTTATTCTAAAGATAAAAAAAGTATTGCACAGGTTGAGCATATACCTGTTGAGAATTTAAGAGCAGAAAAATGCAATGACAAAGGAGAAATAGAAGCGTATTACTACTCTGATAACTGGGCAAAGGTTAAGAACGTAGGGCAAACAACTAGAATACCTGCTTTTGGTTGTAGCTCTGAAAATATAGAGATTATATATGTTAAACCTTACAGAGCAGGATATAAGTATTATTCAAGTCCAGATTATGCAGGTGGTTTACAATATGCGGAACTAGAACAAGAGATAAGCAACTATCATTTAAACAATATCCTGAACGGTTTAGCCCCATCAATGTTGATTAACTTCAACAACGGTACGCCAAATGCAGAAGAACGCCAAGCCTTAGAAAACCGCATATATTCAAAGTTTAGCGGTTCAAGTAATGCAGGTAAATTTATCTTAGCATTTAACGACAATCCAGAAAGTGCTGCAACTATTGAGCCTATACAGTTAAGCGAAGCGCATCAGCAATATCAATTTTTAAGTGATGAAAGCTCTAAGAAAGTTATGGTATCTCACAGGGTTGTTAGCCCTATGCTTTTAGGTATTAAAGATAGTAGTGGTTTAGGTAATAATGCAGAGGAATTAAAAACTGCTAGTACATTAATGGATAACACCGTTATAAGACCATTTCAGATGCTTTTAATAGATGCTTTTGATAGTATATTAGCATTTAATCAAATGAGCCTTAAATTGTACTTTAAAACGCTTCAACCGTTAGAGTTTACAGATTTAGAAAATGTAGAAGATGAAGAAACACGAGAAGAAGAAACAGGGGTTAAACTTAGCCAAGAATTACCAGATGAAGTAGGTAGTGATATAGCTGATGAATTAATAGACTTAGGGGAAAGCGAAGAGGAACTACTTGAGGGGTATGATTTAGTAGATGAAAGCGAAGTCGATTATGAGTTAAATGACGAACTAGACGAAGTTATAACAGACTTAAATACCGAGCCTGAAAAATCTACACTTTCTAAAATATGGAATTTTGTAAGTACAGGAACGGCTAAACCAAACGTAAAAAGCACACAAGACGGTAAATCAAAACAAGAAAGCCAAAAGGGTGTTGAGTTCTTAGTACGTTATTCTTATGCACCAGAAAAAGCAGGGGCAAACAGCAGACAATTTTGTTCTAAAATGGTAGGTGCTAAAAAGGTTTACCGTAAAGAGGATATAGTGGCAATGGGTAAAAAATCTGTAAACGCTGGTTTTGGTAAAGGCGGTTCTGATACTTATTCAATATGGTTATATAAAGGCGGTGCAAGATGCAATCATAAATGGTTTAGAAAAACTTATCAAATTAAAAACGGTGAAAAAAGCCAAATAACAAGCGGTCAAGCAAAAAGTAAAGGCTTTAAAGCGCCAAAGAACGCTCAAAAAGTACCTGTAGCACCAAAGGATATGAAGTATAAAGGTTATACTGCTGAATATTGGAATAAAATGAAATTCAAAAACTAAATGGCAACAGCATTATTTATATCAAGAACTGACTTAGTACGCAATTCTATCTTAGATGGGAATGTAGATACTGATAAATTTATTCAGTTTATAAAACTAGGTCAAGAAATTGACATACAAAACCTACTAGGTACAGATTTATATAATAGAATAAGTACAGATATTGAAAACAGTACACTAACAGGTGATTATTTAGCGCTTGTAAGCGACTATATACAACCGACTCTTATATGGTTTGCACAAGTTAATTATATTCCATTTGCGGCATATCAAATTAAGAACGGTGGAGTTTTTAAACATTCTAGCGAAACTGCTGAAAACGTTAATAAAACTGAAGTTGATTATTTAGTAGGCAAAGCTAGAGAATATGCAAACTATTATAGTACTAGATTAGTAGATTATTTATGTTTTAATGAGTCTAAATTCCCTGAGTACACAAGTAATAGCGATAACGATATAAGTCCAGACACAGATACGGTATTTAATGGTTGGGTTTTATGAAGTATAAAGTAAAGAAAAAAAACTTAAATAAGTTAATGAGTTATTTGAGAAAGGACACTAAAAACTTAAATAATGAGAGGCAATATATCAAACGCAATAAGTAAAGACAGCGTTAAAAGAGGTTATGTAAGTGAAAAAATTAGTGTTACGTGGCGACATTATATAAGCGGTATAAATACATATACTTTATATGATACAGGTTCTACTACTGCATTCCCTTATGCTTATGGTGGTATTCCTGTACCTTATAATGCTTATTTTAGTCAATTTATGTTATCGTCTTTGCCTTATTCATCTAGGCAATTTCCTAATGGAAGCTCTTTGACTTTAAGCGTTTATGTGGATAATATTTTAAAAGGTAGTCAAACAGGTTCTTATGGTAATAATGTAAGAGAAACCGTAGTATTAGATTTTGGAGAATCAATACAAATAAATAGAGGCGAAACAGTAACACTTAGGCTTCAAGTGAATGGAGAATGGTGGTACAGTTCAAGCACATCAATAATAACACAACGATAATGGAAAACCCGAAATTAGCATTAATACCAAGCGGATATAAAAGTGGCAAAGTTTACTCAATTTTACC